AAAGGATGAAAAGTTTGCTAAACTGGTAAAGTCAATTCAAGACTTCCCAGATATGCTCAATAAACGGCCTTTGGTATGCTATACCGATACAGATGGTCAGTTTGTTGTATTGGGCGGCAATATGCGCCTAAAAGCAGCCAAAGAATGCAAACTAAAAGAGATACCCATTATCCTGGCAGATGAATGGACTGCCGAACAAAGGGCAGAGTTTCTGATAAAGGATAACGTAGGATTCGGGGAATGGGATTGGGAGCAGTTGGCGAATGAATGGGATGTGCAGCAGTTGGAGGATTGGGGATTGGATGTACCTGATTTCGAAGGTCAGGAACTCGAAGCGCAGGAGGATGATTACGAGATACCGGATGTTGTGCAGACAGATATTGTACTGGGGGATTTATTTGAGATAGGGGAGCATAGGTTGCTTTGTGGCGATAGTACAGATAGCGACCAAGTGGCAAAGTTAATGAATGGGAAGAAGGCGGATATGGTATTTACTGACCCACCTTATGGTATTAAGGTAGTGAAATCAGAAATGGTTGGTGCTGACTTTGGTATTGCAAAAAAAGGTATATATTCAGAAGTTATTGCAGATGATACAACAGATACTGCAAAAGAATTTTATAATACTTGTATAAGTTTAGAGATGACCAATTTTATCATTTGGGGCGGTAATTACTTTACTGATTTTTTACCTTTTAGTGATGGGTGGTTAATTTGGAACAAAAGAGCAGGAACAGATATTAGAAACACTTTTGCAGATGGGGAGATGGCTTGGTGTAGCTTTCATACACCTATTAGAATTTATGACCAATTATGGAATGGTATGATAAGAGAGGGTGAAAAAGAAAAAAGAGTTCACCCAACACAAAAGCCAATAAGAATGCTATCTGAAATAATTACAGACCACATTAAGGGGGATTTATTATTTGATGGTTTTTTAGGTAGCGGTTCAATATTGGTTGCATCACATCAACTTAAACGCAAATGTTACGGTATGGAATTAGACCCAAAATACTGCCAAGTAATCATTGACCGAATGCGCAAACTTGACCCAAACATACCAATTAAGAAGAACGGAGTACCTTTGTAGTATCAGTGGCAAAACAGAGAAACATACAGAATCTTAAACCTTTCACTAAAGGTCAATCCGGCAACCCCAAAGGCCGACCGAAACTTCCTGACATTAAGGAGGCATTGGCTAAGATACTGGCAGAGGAGAAAGATGGGGTTAATGCGCTCGAAGCTATACTCAAATCAATGCGGGCAAAAGCAGCGAAGGGCGATGTGAGGGCAGCCGACTTCTTGATTAGTAGGGGATATGGTAAAGCAGATCAGCGTATTGAGATAGATGGGCAACAACCAGTCCAAACCATTATACAAATCATTCCCGACCCAAATAGCGCACCAATTGCCGATTGAGAAACTTTGTACTGCGTGTGGAAAACTAAAGTGCAGGTTACAGATGGACTTTACCAAAAGTTTTTGCCACCTTTGTATAAACCGAACCGAAAACATGAAAATACACTACAACTTCGCTACACGCAGTAGGCCAACAAAAATGACTGCTGCCATTTCCACCATTAAGGCATATTCGCATAAAGCGGATTATACCATAGGTATAACCGTTGATGATGATGATGATGTAACGCTGAATAGTACCCATTACCTTGAACTGCAAAGGGATCCGAATATCTACTTCACACACGGTAAGAGCAATAGTAAGGTACACGCTATCAATCGGGGTATGGAAGGATGGAAGGGTGATATAGTTGTGAATATGAGCGATGACATGCGATTCTTGGTGCCAGGTTATGACATAAAAATAATCAATGCTTTTGCTGACAATCTTGACCAGTTCATTCACTTCCCCGATGGCAGGGTTAATCACCTGCTACCTACTATGAGCATAATGGGTAGGACTTACTATGAGCGTTTTGGTTATATCTACCACCCTCAATACTTTTCTCTATGGTGCGATAATGAGGCTATGGATGTGGCGAAGAAGTTGGGTAAGTGGAAGTATGTGCCCGAGCGAATCTTCGACCATTACCACCCTGCCTGGACCGGGGAGCCTATTGATGCCCAATTAAGGCATACGCAGGGTTATTACCACATAGATGAACAAACCTACATTAAGCGCTCAGCCGCCGGATTCCCAAATGAAACCGTATGACATTAAGTGTATTAATCTGCACTATTCAAGGCCGTGAGGGTTATCTCACCCGGCTATTGCAGGAGTTAGTGCAGCAGAAGGCACGGTTATCTAATCAGTTAACTGATGAAGTAGAGATCATTGTAGAATCGGATAATGGTGCCATGTCCACAGGCCGCAAACGGAATTACCTTATAGGCAAGTCCACCGGGAAGTATATCGTATTCATAGATGATGATGATATGGTTGCACCAACTTACATCGCTGACATTCTCATAGCAGCCCAAAAGAACCCCGATGTTATCGTATTTAACGGTATAATGACCACCAATGGCAAGGATGAGCGGAAGTGGTATATCAGTAAGGAATACGGCTATGAAGCGAAGGATGGGGCATATTACCGCTATCCTAATCACATCGTACCGGTGCGCAGGGAGATTGCCGTGAAATTCCCATTTCAAGACATAAAGATTGGGGAAGATTACCTTTATGCTACTGCGATGCACAATGCAAAGGTGTTGCAGACAGAGGTCAAGATTGAGAAGGAATTATATCACTATCAGTTTAGAACGAATAAGTAATGGCAGATTGCAGATATTGTGGCGGAAGTGGAGTATTGAATAATTTTACTGGAAGAGGTGAAGTTCCGTGTTATTATTGCCAAGCACAACATACCCAACCAGAACCCTACTACCACTCCGGCACCTATGAAGCTATCAACGTAATCGAAGCGTGGGGGTTGAACTTCAATTTGGGAAATGTGATTAAGTACGTTGCACGGGCAGGGAGAAAGACGGATAACCCTATTGAGGATTTGGAAAAAGCGAAATGGTATATTGAACGGGAGATTGAAAAACTAAAACAGAAATAACATGGCACAACAGACGGCGGTGGAGTGGTTGTTTCAAGAAATAGATCAAGTCATTGATTTAAACACAAGTGAATTGGAAAGAGTTTATAAAGCAGTTCAACAAGCCAAAGAAATGGATAAGCGTCAAAAGAAACGTGCTTGGGATAGAGGAAAATATATCGGGCAATCTTTCCCTAAAGGTCAAATTGAACCAGAATATGAGCAAGATGCAGAGGAATACTACACCCAAACCTACGGCAAATGAGATACAGTCAAAACAACGAACAGGATGTAATTGAACAGTACTTCAATGTGCCTGGTACATTCCTTGACATTGGTGCCAATGATGGACAAACTTTGTCCAATACCTACGCCCTGCAACTGAGTGGATGGGGTGGGGTACTTGTAGAACCCTCTGAAGATGCCTTCAATCGCATACCACCCAATGACAAGGTAAAAGCGTTCAATGTGGCTATCGGTACGGCTGATGGCACTTGTACTTTCCATGAAATGGGAACACATTTGAACAGGGGCGATGTATCGCTGCTATCTACGATAAAGAAGTCAGAGATGAAGCGTTGGAATGGCACGGAGTTTAAGGAACGAATGACAGAAGTATGGACTTACAAGACATTGGTAAAGAACTCACCCTACAAAGTATTTGATTTCATTTCTATTGATGCCGAGGGTATGGACTTTGAGATATTGGAGCAAATTAACCTATCCGGTACACAAATGGTATGCATTGAACACAATGGCAACGCTGACCTATTCCAACTCATTAAAGAGTACTGCAATGGGTTCGGACTGCATAAAAAATTACTTAACAATTTAGAGAATGTAATATGGGCAAGGTAATCACCTCCCTTTCCTCCACAGGTAGGGAAAACTATAATGAGGCGATGTTAGGGCTTATCCGGTCAATAAATCGCAATGCTTCCGACTATGACACTCATTTGCGTAGTGTGGATGGCTATGTAGATGAATATCATGGTAGAAAAATACTACAAGGCAAATGGCCGAAATCGCAGCAATACGAATCATGGAGCCATCAAAATATGCCGTATCAGTTTAAGCCGGTAATGGTAGCGGAAGCGTATGAATTGGGGTACCGAAAGATTATTTGGTGCGATTCAACCATTCGAGTAATGCGCAACCCCGACCCACTCTGGCAACTTGCAGCAGAACATGGTATTGTTGCGTGGAATAATGAGGGGCATCCGTTACACAAGTATATCCCCGACCATCAAATCGCATGGTTAGGGTTAAGGGATTACACACAGGTAATGCAGATGTATCAGATAATGGCGTGTTGTATTGTGTTCGACTTCGACCATCCTGCAACAAAGCCTATCTTCGATAAGTGGATTGAGGGAGCGTTTAATAACTGCTTTCACCATAACGAGAGTAAGAATCCGCACTATGTCAGCAGCCGGCACGATCAATCGCTGCTATCAGCTATCATGAATATCAATGGGGTAAAGGTGCAGCCGTATGGTGGGTTAGCATACCGTGAGTTTATGCCCGTTGAACCATTCTTCATTAATTGGGGGGTAAAAGATTAGTTATGGACTTCACTAAACAACAATTCATTGACTTTTGGGGCAGCAATGGCTACTACGAAGCGTTTACCTATG